GCTAATGGTAGGCAAGCCCGGGCAGGTTGCAGGGCCGCTTGAAATTCAGATCGTTGCAATCTCCGGCAAAGGTTGGCGCAAGAATCGTGACTTGGACAACCTAGCCAAGCCGCTAATTGACTTGTTAAAACACACGGGGATTATCGAGGACGACAATTCAACCATTGTAAAAAAAATAACCCTCTTGATGGAATTACCCATCGGGGCGGAGGATGCAAGCGTTGTGATAACGGTTCAAACTTTGGGAGTGTAGAGGATGCACCAGTGTATGACAAAGCCAATTCGTTTCGTTAAGTCGGCCTTACTAAAAAAGCGACTTGATGCGGTCGTTGACAAGCTCGGCCTTGATTGCGATCAGTGGGGCAGGCTATGCCGGATCATGTTGCCCGAAGAATTTGCTGCACCTAGCGCAAGGCCAAGGGCAACACCCACTTTGCCCGGGCCTGCAAGGGTTGAAATATACCAGCAGCGGGTCGAGAAGAACGAAAGCCTTTTTGACTTCAGCGATGAAAAACATCAAGATTAAAAAAGGCGCATAATCAAGATTGAATTAAGGTTCTATCCGCATAGGATAACATTGCCCCCCTGTGCGGGGGCAAGCACCCCCGGCAGAGGATGACACTAGGTCGGGGGTTACAAGTCACAGCAGTTTTTAGGGTGGGGAAAATCCCCCGCCCTATTTTCGTTTCTAGACGGTTAAAAAATAGTTCCGAATTTAACGGTTATTTATGTTGCTATTTTGTTATCGTTAACATACCATATTGGTATGGCTTAATTGCATTAATTAACCCGCAAATTTTTAAGGGCTGCAAAAATGAAAACCATCTTAATTGCAATGAAACACCAAATTATTAACAGGACTGAAAAGGCCGTTCAAGTCGATTTCCTTGAAAGAAAAGTTTGGTTGCCAATAAGCCAGATTGAAATAAAAGACGATTGCATTTTTACAAGCTACTGGACGGCAAAGTCAAAAATGCTTTTGCCATCGAATCAAAACAGGGCTTGCTTTGTTGGTTAAGCACGAAACACCCCCGGGGTGTATGCGGTTATTTTACCGTACTGACGAGTGCAGAACTACTCAACAAGGGGATTTACCATGTCGATGATTACTTTGCCTGCACCTATAGCACCTTGGGCTAATGCTTCCAGCGAAGCCGTACAAGGCGCAGACCATATAACCAGAGCGATGCAGGCGGCAAAACTGGATTGGAGCGTTTCAAAGGTTCCTTTAATTTGCTACGACAACCAACAGGAAACCGGTAGGTTTGCGATTCGCCGTTCAACCGATAACCGAATCCTTGGCGTAGTCGGTACAAGGTTTACCCCCCTGCAAAACTCAGAAGCCTTTGCCAGCTTCCAACCGTTCCTTGATGCAGGCGAAGCCAAGATCGACACCTGCGGTCAATTTGAGAACGGTGGAATCGTTTGGATACTCGCTAAAATTAACCGTGACCCAATGGTTATCCGCAAGGGCGATGAGGTTGAAAAGTTTGTACTTTTGTCACATGGCCATAACGGTTCAATGGCAGTTCGGTTTGGTTTCACTCCGATCCGAGTCATTTGCAAAAACACTTTGACGATGGCGCACAAAAGCCGGTCAAGCGAATTGATCCGAGTGCGACATAGCCAGCAGGTTGTCAGCAATGTGACTGAAATCCAAGGCATTATGAACATGGCTAACGCTACATTCGAGGCGACGGCCGAGCAATATCGATACTTAGCTTCAAGGGATATTAACACCAAAGACCTGCATAAGTTTGCCCGCAAAGTTCTTGGCTTTGTTCCAGATGGCATGACGGTTAGCAAAAAAACTGGCAAGGAAAAAGGGGCCGATGCAATTGCCGGAATCATTAGCCGCTTTGAAGGCGGGCTAGGTAATGACCTGCAAGGGGTGCGGGGTACATGGTGGGCTGCGTATAACGGTGTAACCGAATACTTGACCTATGCAGCAGGGCGAAGTGCTGAAGACCGAATGGCAAGCCTTTGGACTGGTGCAGCCGCCAGAACTTCCAACAAGGCGTTCGACATGGCGATGACAATGGCACAATAGTTAGACGGTTAAACCAACTAAGGCGGGGGCTTTTTGGCCCTCGCTTTTTTTGTCGGTTTTGTTTTTGTTTCACTCTTGGTTAGACTACCGGCCAAGGAGTAAACAGCAATGCAGATCAAAGACCGTATCAAAGAATTTAAACGAGTAAAAGCCTCGGACTTAATACCGAACGAAAAGAATTGGAGAAAGCACCCGAAGGCGCAAAGGGAAGCCTTGCGGGGCGTTCTAGACGAGATCGGGTACGCCAATGCACTTTTGGCCTATGAGACACCAGAGGGCTTAAAACTTATCGACGGACACTTGCGAGCAGAGACAACCCCCGAAATGGAAGTTCCTGTTTTAGTGTTAGATGTCACCGAGTCGGAAGCCTACAAAATACTTGCAACCCTTGACCCGCTCGGGGCGATGGCAGAAACCGATGGGGAAAGGCTTGACAGTCTAATGCGGCAAGTTCAAACCAGCAACCAAGCGGTGGCGGGAATGTTGGCAAGTTTGGCGAATGATGCAGGGCTATATTCCGCCAAGGAAGAAGGCGGGGAAAATGATATACCGCCAATGAGCAAGGGGGCTATCAATTACATTTTAATATTCGACACGGAAGAACAGCAGAACCGGTGGTACGCTTGGCTTAAGAAGTTAAAGGAGCAAAACCCCGAAGCGGAAACCCACTCAGAAAGAATCGACGATTACTTGAAAAGCCACGGTGAATAATGAAGACTCGCAAGCAATGCTTCATTGATGTTGATGTTGTCACCGAGGCAAAGAACAGAATCCGAAAAATACTAGATACGCACGACTCGGCTATTGTTTCCTTCTCGGGCGGCAAGGACTCGATGACCATCTTGTATTTACTTAGGGAAGTCTTAACCGAACGGGGCGACACAAAAAAAATAAAAGTTTGGTTCCGAGATGAGGAAGTTATTAACGGTTCGGTGGTGGAGTGGGTAAAAGGGTTTCGTTCCTTGCCTTGGGTAGAACTCGAGTGGTGGTGTATCCCAATGGCGGGAAGCTACTCCATCCTATCTCAGACATTCCAATATGTTCAATGGGGGCCGGGCCGGGAGTGGATAAGACCCAAGGCCGAGTGGGCGATTACTGAAAAAGAACTCGGCATTCCGGAAGGAACTATTTTAGACCAGTACAGTTGCGATGACCTAGCGGCTGCTAGGATGGGCAAGGGTAAGGTCGCTATCTTTAACGGCATGAGAACTTCGGAGTCTATCTACCGGTTGGCCAGCTTGTTTTCAAAGAAGCACGAAAGCCATATCTGCAAAAGCAAAAATTCCAAGCGGGTCAGCTTGTGCAAGCCTATCTACGACTGGCTAGAAATGGATGTGCTTAAATACCTTTACGACCAAGGCGCAGGCATCTGCCCGCATTACGATGACCGTGGTTGGGCCGGTTCCCCGTTGCGTGTGGCTACTGCTATAAATGTTCAAGCCTCAAAAATAGTGGACATTGTGGCAACTATCGATCCCGACTTGTGGGAACGGATAACTCAAATATTTCCCGACATAATGATTCAAGCAAGGTACTACAAAGATTCATCCTCTACCGTAAGCGATCCAAAATACATTAGCTCGCTAGACGGCGTAAGGGCTTGGGTTGAGGATTACATTGACGACCCAAAGGCAAAGGAAAAGGCGTTGCACGCAATTGACAAGGTGTCGGAAAGGGTAAGGCTTTACCCGTTGGCTTATCCTATTGAAAGTGTACTGAGTCAAATACGGTCGCAAGGCGGGGCGAGGGCTATTTTGCCACCGGGAAAAAAGTAATAAAGGGGAGCAAATGAACAGCGCAACAGAGAAAGAGCCGATTGAGCGAATCGAGTGGATTAGTGCGGAAGCTTTGCGGGCGAACGACTGGAACCCGAACCGTGTTTTTTCACCGGAACTAAGACTACTGGAATTGAATATCCTTAAGCACGGCTGGCTGCAACCTATCTTAATCAACTCTGGGGTAATGATTATTGACGGCTTTCATAGGTGGAGGTTGTCGCAAGACTCGCCAAAAATAAAAGAACGATGGGGGGGTAAAGTTCCGGCTGTGAGGATTAACCTAGAGGATGATTGCGCAATGGCTTTGACCGTAAGAATAAACAGGGCCAAAGGACAACACGCAGCCGTTTTTATGCACAACCTTGTCGCTAGACTTATCGGCGAATATTGTTGGACTGCGGAGCGAGTGGCCCTTGAAATCGGGGCGACCAAGAAAGAAGTAGAAGCGTTAAACACCAAAGGGATATTTGAATTGAGGAAGGTTTCGGAGTGGGCGTACTCCAAGGCATGGTATCCCGGTTACAAATGATAAACAAACGGTTTGATTCTGAGCAATACTTGGAAGACTTTAAAAAGTCAAAAAAGTATCCAAAGATACACGACGCAATTTTCTTCCCCGCTTCCCAATGGTCGGGCGAAGTTGTTGGCGACCTTTGCTCAAGTACGGGCTTGCTCGGGCATAGGTTCAAGGAACTTGCCGGGGCTACCGTTAAAGCGTTGGAACCGGACAAAACCGCTATTCAGCTTGGAACAGCCTACGGGATTTACGGGGCAGAACTTCCCGTAACACCGCTAAAAATAACCGTTGAAACATTGCCGCAACTCGCTTCATGGATGGAAGGGGTCAACACATTGATCGCCCGAAGATGCTTGGCGGAACTATCCTTGTCGGTTCAGTTGCAAGACTTGTACGATTTAATATTTCTCGCCGGGGTCAAAGTTGTTGCGCTTGAAGGAAACAACCAGTCGGTCAAATCAACACACCCATTCGGGCAAGTGGACACGCAAGCGAAGTTCTTTTCGGGGGGCTACTCCGTGGTCTACTCGGAAAAAAATGTAAGAGTATTAAAGCGTAGGGGTTGACTTAAGTCACCCCTTGCATACAATAACCTTGTCATGTATTCAATTCACGGAGGGGTTAGCAATGGATGAGCAAGCCACGGAAAAAGTTAATGCAAGCTGGTACAATGGGTTCGATGTAAAAACAAGGATGTCAGTAAGTGCAAAACAGAACCGTGCCTACAAAAACGGAACGCTACCAAGGCCGTCAAAGTGCCTAGTTTGCGGGAATACCGAGGGCATCATTATGGCACACCTCGAAGATTATAACGAGTGGAAGAACTATTACCCAATATGTTTTGTGTGCCACTGCACTTTACACGGAAGATACAAAAGGCCCGGCGTTTTTAAAGATTATATGGCTTGGATTGTCGCAGGGAACAAGCCCGTACCGTTCTATAAATACGACTGGCGGGGGTATCACATAAAGTATTGCTCGGGAAGCTTTGCGCTAGGGAAAGTAGGCGACCCGGGGTCGGTGGAACTTCTGAGTTCGCTCCCAATGGAGTACACGGATTATGTACCGGTGCTTTTTAGAAACAATATTAAAAATAATCCAGAAATAAACAACAACACCGAAAGCCTATTTCCAAAGGGTTCGGTGGAGTAGAAAAAAATACTTCCAAAATTAAATGGTTATCTTTACACACTAGGGGTTGACTATGGTCAACCTTGCTAGTAAGATAATAGCGTAAGGATTAACGAACGAAAAAACTTTCTTGGGAGTCTTAAAAATGTCAACTTCAACCGCAAACACTTTGACCTTTGGAATCGAAATCGAATGCTACATTCCTAACGAGGTAGCGCAAAGCATTCAAATCGGTGGTTATCACCGAGGCGTACAAGTTGAGTCTTTGCCCCGTGGTTGGAATGCTCAAAGGGATGCTTCCATTCAAGCCCCTGCCGGTAAGACTGCAATCGAAATTGTTTCCCCAGTATTGGTCGGGGCGAGTGGCTTGGAGCAAGTGGTTGAAGTTTTAACTTGGTTAAAATCCATTGGGGCCGGTTGCAATAGTTCATGCGGGATTCATGTTCATGTCGGGGCTAACAAGCTAACCGCTTGGAAAGTTTTGGCCATTACCGCACAACATGAAAAAGCCTTGTTTGCCGCTTGTGGCAAAAATGGTTTGAAAAGACTTAACAACCGCTTTTGCAAGTCAATCGCTGAAGATAACCGAATCAAGGCTGATTACAACTCTAGCCGTTCCAAGCCTAGCGAAAGAGCTTTGGCCTGTTCCGACCGATACCAAACACTGAACTTAACCAATATCTGGGGTCTGGTGCGAGAAGCAGTTGAGTTCCGATCTTTTGCTTCAACTTTCAAGGTCGCTGAAGTGCTTGGCTACATCCGTCTTTGCCTTGGCATTGTTGACTATGCCGTTGGTTCAAAAATGCCCTTCAAATTCGAATCGAAGTCAGTTCCAACTACCGCAACAGGCGAAGCACAAATGAAGTCTTTACTTGGCAAATTAAGCTGGGGAAAAGGTAACTGGGGTTGGGTTGAGGGTGGCAATGTTAATGCCGAAGCCGCAAAGGCCGTCTTGGTAAAAAGTGCCAAGTCTTTTGACGAAGGCCGATAACCGTTGAAGTTTTAACCGTTTAACCGAAAGGGGTTTATCATGTGTGGAGTAATAGGATTTATAGCGAGTGGAAAAGATGCCGGGGTTGATATTGGTTTAATAACCGAGCTAGCGATATTGAACGAGGCCCGCAGGGGTGGCCATGCGTGGGGCGTTTCTTGGTTAGACCGGGTGGGAAGGTTGCGAAGCTACAAGCAGCCCGGGGCGATTGATACCGGTTTGCTTTGGGTGCTGATTGAAGACTCAACAGCCGCAATCATACATACAAGATACGCAACCCACGGAAGCCCGCAGAACAACGAGAACAACCACCCGCACCCTTCGGATGGAGGCTGGCTAATTCATAATGGAACATTGCCCGATTTCAAAGAGGTGGCTAATTCTTTTGCGACCCCGCCAATGACCGACTGCGATTCCGAGGCACTAGCCAAAGCGTGGGAAGACTGCGCTCAAAACAACCATGCCAAGCGAGCCGACTGGATGCTTCGGGCGTGTCAACCAAGTGGCCCGTCACCTCTGGTGGTGCTTGGGCTATGGAAGAACGAGGCGATAGCGGTAAGGCAAGGCAATCCCCTATGGGCGTTATCTACCAGCGAGGGGAAGTATCTTTCAAGCCTGCAACCCGAAGCAAAGGGAAAGGCGAAGTCAAAGTGGGCCGAGGTTCCGAACAATACCGTGACCGTGTGGGGGCTAGGGAAAACCGTTACAGAAAAGCCGCACAGCCTACCGACTAGGAAACAGCAGCAGCTTTCGGGGTGGTTGTTTCCCAAGTGACCGCAGCGGGAAAAGTGACCCCATCGACAACCCAAGGGGTTTCGCATTGGACACACTGCCAAACCGTGGTTACTGTTTTATTCTCGGAATGCTGGCCAACAACCTTTGCAGGTGTGCCACATTGCGAACAATTTTCTACCGGAGTATTTATCATGCCATCTGCCCCTAATATTCAGCCCGGCCCCTTAACCGCAAACGAGGTGAAGGAAATCCGAGCAAAGCTTAACCTATCGCAAATAGACTTGGCCGCCCATCTTGGCTACTCAACTGGGCAAATTATATCCCATTGGGAGTCCGGAAGGAAGGTTTGTGACGGCCCCGCAGCACAATTGCTACGACTTTTCGACAACTCTGGCGGGAAGGCGTTGCGTTGGTCATTTGTAAAATTCAAGTAAAACCTGCTACCCTAGCGTATTGCGTCTTAAGCAACACTTAAAGGAGAGGCTATGCCAAGAGGCGTTAGGGTTACCGACAAGCAAATACTAGCTGCAATACGCTCATGCAAAGGGTTAGTTTACTTGACCGCAAGAATGCTTGGAATAAACCCGTCAACCGTTCACCGGAGGGCGCAAGCGAACCCAAGGATTAGGGAACTAATAAATTCCGAAAGGCAAGAATTTATTGACACGGCCGAGCTTGCGCTGTTGAACGCAGTTACAAGGGGTGAGGCTTGGGCGGTGTGCTTTGCGCTCAAGACCCAAGGCCGTGACCGTGGCTATGTTGAGAGACAAGAAATTAAAGCCGAAGCCAAAATAAGCGTTACCATATCCGAGGAAATGACAGATGAAGAACTTTGCCAAATCGCCCGGGGAAGCAGCGAATGGCGTGTTAGACCGAAGATCGGCCCGGCGTGACCTAATAGAATTTAGCCGCTACACCATGCCCGGGTATAAACCCGGTTGGCATCATCACGCAATCAATGATGCAGTGGACAGGATGCTTACCGGCAAGCTTCGCAGGTTGATTGTATCAATGCCCCCAAGGCACGGGAAAAGCGAGCTAATCAGCCGAAGGCTACCGGCCTTTTTGTTAGGGCAAAACCCCAATGAAACAATAATCGCTTCGAGCTATTCCAGCGACATGGCAAGCCGCATGAACAGGGATATCCAGAGAATCATGGACTCGGCCGAGTACAAACTACTATTCCCGCAAACAAGGTTAAACGAAAGCAATGCCAGAACAATAGCGGGTTCGTGGTTGAGAAACAGCGATTTGTTTGAAGTGGTCGGGCATCAAGGCGTGTACCGAAGTGCAGGCGTTGGCGGTGGTATTACCGGCATGGGCGCAAAGTGGTTGCTTATTGATGACCCTATTAAAAACAGGGAAGAAGCCGACAGCGCAATCATGCGAGAAAACATTTGGGATTGGTACACTTCAACCCTTTACACAAGGCAAGCCCCCGATGCAAGAATCTTAATCGTTATGACCCGTTGGCACTCGGACGATCTAGCGGGAAGATTGATCGCTCACGCAAACGACAACCCCAAGGCCGACCAGTGGGAGGTAATCACCTTCCCGGCTATTTCTGGCAGGGATAAAGAAAGCGGAGATATCCGAGAAGAAGGCGAACCACTTTGGCCAGAAATGTTCGGCATTGAAGACCTAGAACGAATGAAACTTTCAATGGGGGAATACCAGTGGAGCGCACTTTACCAGCAGCACCCAAGAAGCGGGGGCGGTACTGAGTGGCCCGATGAATACTTTGCCAAGGACATTTGGTTTGACTACTGGCCCAAAACAATAGCCATTAAAACCATAGGCGTTGATCCAAGCAAAGGCGCAGGGGGGAAGCATGGCGACTACTCAGCAATCGTAAAACTTGGCCGTGATACCGATGGCACATTGTACTGCGAGGCCGATCTTGCTCGGCGAAGTTCTGAAGCCATCATTGATACCGTGCTTGAAACCCAAGGCGAATTTAGGGCCGATGCAATAGCCTTTGAGACTAACCAATTCCAAGAGTTACTAGCAACCCAATTGCAACAGAAGGCGGCCGTTGCAGGCTATGCAGTACCCTTGGTTAAAGTGGTTAATACGGTCAATAAAAACATTCGCATACGCAGGCTTGGGCCGTATCTAGCGCAAAAGAATATTCGTTTCAAAGCCAACTCGCCCGGCACTAAATTGCTGGTGGATCAGCTTCGAGACTTCCCGGTAAGCGAGTACGATGATGGCCCCGATTCGCTTGAAATGGCGTTGCGTGTTATGATCGAACTTTACAACGGCAAAAGACAGCGACAACCATCCAGAGGGGTAACAACATGAGCAGCAAAAAAGCATGGTGGAATATCTTCGGCGGCGATACCACAGCCCAACGGTTAAGGGAACAACGGGAAATCCTTATTGAACAAATCAAAATTAAACGGTTGGAGAAGGGCAAGCGGTTGACGGAATCAAGCTACAGCGTGGGCCAAGACTTTTGGCTTACCAACTACTCCGATATGCTTGACCGTTATGCAGGGGGCTTTGCAGGCAGTTACCCGATTACACAGCCAACCGATAGGCGGTACGGTTCAAACTTCCCGTTCTGGGTTTCCGAGGTTCAGCTATCCATGCTACGAGCTTCGGCCCGGTTCATCGTGACAACATCGCCCAACGCACAAGGTTTGCTAAACGGTCTATGCTCTTATGTAATTGGCTGCGGATACAGTTACCGTGTGCAGGCGAAGAAAATGAGTGGGGCAAGCGATGAGTTAGTAACCGCAGTTCAAACGGTTATCGACAATTTTATCGAGCAAAACGGTTGGGCAGAAATGGAGCAAGAAATCTTCTGGCGGAGCAGGGAAGACGGCGAAAGCTTTTTGCGCTTATTCCCGCAGCCCGATGGCAGTTTAACCATTAGAACCATTGAACCCGAAATGGTGTACCAACCCGGTGGCAGCGATATGACGGAGTGGAGCTACGGCATTCAAACCGACCCCGACGATGTTTGCAGCATCAAAGCTTACCATGTGGATTACCGGGCAAGCGGGGGCCAAGATGAGGCCAACCCAACGATGGGGGAAATTGTTTCCGCTGAAAATGTCTGCCACATCAAGGTGAATGTTAAACGGTCTATCAAAAGAGGGCTAACCGACTTCAGCTTTGAAACCCTTGATGCGTTCAGCCAAGCCGGAAAGCTTCGCAAGAATCTTGGGGAAGGGGCCGCAGTTCAAGCAGCCATTGCAGCAGTACGGCAGCACGACACCAGCACCATCGACCAAGTGCAAGATTTTATTAGCGATGCGGTTGATTACAGCACCAGCAGTTACCCGGGCAGGCAACAGGACTTCCAGAAGATTGAGGCGGGAAGCTTCCTTGATATTCCCAAGGGCATGACCTATGTACCACCGCCAGCAGCGGCCAACAGTGCAGCCCATCTTGAAGTCTTCCAAGGGTTACTACGATCAGCAGGCAATCGACACAACGCCCCCGAATGGTTGGTTTCAAGCGATTCTAGCAATGGCAACTACGCTTCCAGTCTGACAGCCGAAGCCCCATTCACCCGCCATTGCATTCGCCTGCAAGAATTTTACAAGGGGCATTTTAGCCGGGTGATTAAGGCCGCAATCAATACCGCAATTCAAGCCGGGCTACTTCCCAAAAACACCATGAACCTAATTGACCTGCAAGCCAAAGCCCCAAGCGTTGAAACCCGAGACAAAGCCGCGGAAGCAACCGCTAACCAAATTTACTCAACCCTTGGTATCAAAAGCAAACAGACTATCGCACAGGAAATTGGCCTCGACTGGGAGGATGAGGAAGTTAACCAGCACGAAGCGGCGACCAGTGGCAGCGCTGGCAGTACGCTCAAGATGCCGGATGAGCAAGACCAGCAAGAACCCGAGGAAGAAGCACCACCCGAGGGCGAATAGTGAACGATATTATCAATAGCACACTTGCGGCCAAGTTTAGCCTGCACCAAGATAAGCAGCTAAGCGTTGCCGATGGGCTTGCCGATACCGTGGATGCCAAGCTACAAACCATCCTTAACCGCATGGTAAGGGTACTACGATCCAAGGTGGGGCCGACTGAGAAAAAGTACGCCATCCGATCCGACCTATACAAAGTAATTCTGATTACCAATGAAATCATGGCCCGTGGTCTAGCACACATGGCAAGCAGTTCCCACGCCGATGCAGCCACCGTATTAGTCAAGACCGTACCAAAGGGGCATCTAAGTTTAATCACAGAAAAAAAGCCTATTCTTGAAGATCGTAAGTCCGAGATGGAAGACGAAATCAAGGGCATGATATTTGACCCGCTTTCAGCCGAGAAGGTTCAAACCATAGTACGAGGCACTACAGCAGGCGCAAGCTGGCAAAGCCGGTTGGCACAGCAAACAAGCTTGGCCCCGCCCGAACACCTAGCAACAATATTGACCCAAGATTTTAACGGTCAAAAGTCACCCGCTGAATTGGCCCGGGTACTCAAAGACCATGTAGGGGGAGTGGCCTCAACTGCCCGAAGAGTGGCCCGCAATGAGTCGATGAGAATAGCCCACGAATCAAGGATGGATTCTTACGAGGATTTGGGCGACCTTGTTATTGGCTATCAAATACACGCCACAATGGATACCCGAGTACGGCCAGAACACGCAGCCCGATCCGGTACGGTGTATTACAAGAAACCAGTATCGGGGCAATTAGGCTTGGACAAAATGCCAAGACCGCCGCTTGAAGAAGATGGAACCGTAGCGCATAACTGCCGTTGTTGGATAACCCCGGTGCTTTCGGTCAATCAAGAAATCGAGAAAGACCCCGCCGCCAAGAAGCTATTCAGCGATGCAGCAGGCAAGCTAATCCCAAACCCCGCTGTTTATTCGGATTGGTTTGATCGTGCGCCAGAGGCAGACAAGGCAAGGGTAGTTGGTGCAAAGCGGTTGTCGATTATTCGGGGGCAGCTTACCCCGGGGCAAAGTCTCAACTGGGGGCATTTTGTCAACCCAACATCGGGAAAGCTTTTAGACGCTTCAACGCTAGTCAATGAAAGCCCCGAAGGTCGCAAAGATCGATTGAACAAGTTTAAGTATCTGATTACCAAACGGAAAGAACTTACTCAAAAGGTTTACACCTACGGCTACTTACCGCCTAAGATAGTAAGCAGGCCGCAGAACATGAGCTTGCGGGCCATTGTGATTAAGCAGGGCGGGATAACCCCCAAAAGCATTCATGCCGACTTCAATTACAAGGAAGATATTAAGCAATTCGGGTTGATTGGGGCCATGCGAAAGACCGGTGTTTCCTTAGATGTTATGGCGCAGAGCTTGCAAACCAGCGGCCATATAATGATACCGGACAACAGAAACGGCGACGATTATTTACTTGAATTAATGCAGAACGACCACCGTAGTTTGCTAGAGCGCAACGATAAAGACCTTGACGATGAATACAACCAGTGGGCAAAACTTCAAGCACAGATAAAGGCGGAAGGACACGATGAGCGAGACCTTAAAAAAATACGCAGAGACAGCAAAGCGGCTGGCATACTTGCAGCACAGGAGCAAGTTGCTCAAGACCTCGCTGAATGGAGTCCGCAAAGCCCGGCAAGCCTTGCAGCCCAACAACAGCGAGACAAAGAACTTGCCAAAGAATGGGAGCGAGAACGAGCCGAAGAAGAAGCCGCCCGAAAGCACGACCCCAAAACCAACACCCCCGACGATCTAAGCTTTGACTTTGGGTTCAATGAAGAACCACCCAAAAAAACTAAGCCCAAAAGTTAAGCCCCTCTCAATTTGACTTTGCCCCCCTGCATTTCGCATACTCTGCGCCATGCTGATTAAGTTAATCAAAAAAATCTGGTTTACCGAAGCCAAGCTTTCTTTCGAACCGCTTAAAGTGGATCGTAAAAAGTGCTTGATTTACGGTGTTAAAATCATTGGTTTTGATTCTGACAACGGCCGCAAATACCTTCCAGAAGCTTTGAAAAAAGCCCTGCCACTTTATGAAGGCATCAAAGTTAATGTGGATCATCCCGACGATCCAAGCGATACCCGTTCAGCCTATGACCGATGCGGCAAATTAATCAATGTTCGCTTTATCGAAGGCAAAGGCCTGTTCGGTGACCTTTGGCTAAACCCCGGTCATCGCATATTTGAAAGCGTATTCAGCGCAGCAGAACAAATGCCAGATTTATTTGGCTTGTCACACAACGCACAAGGCGAAGGCGAAAAGGAAGGCGGTATTTTTATCGTTTCCAAAATCACCGAAGTACGCCATGTAGACCTAGTCGCAGACCCAGCAACCACATCATCCTTATCGGAGGCAAAGAAAATGCAGAAGTCGAATCGCATGAAAGAAGAAGACGAAAAAGAAAAAGACGAAAAGCCAGTGGAAGAATACGACGAGCCAACCAAGGAAGGCGAAGACGATGAAAAAGACGATCTAGCTTCCAAGGTAATGGATGCGCTCAAAGAAGCTGACGATAGCGACGAAGAAAAGGCGCAAAAGATCGTTGACCTTGTTAAAGAAGCCCTTGAAGAAGCTGACGGCGAAGAAGATACCACCGAAGCTGAAGGCGATGAAGACAAGGACGAAGAAAAAGACACCACCGAAGCCGAAGAAGAAGATACCGAAGAAGAAGATACCGAAGAATCTTCCCGTCATCGCAAATCTTCCAAGCTTGAACAACTCCAAGAAGAAGTCCGAAGTATTAAAAAGGAAGCGTTCATTCGCCGCCTTTGTGAGTCTGAAGGCTTGCCTGCAACCAAGCAGTTAATTGAAGACTTTAAACCGTTGAAAAAGACTGCCATCTTGCGCCATGCTAAGCGATTAGCCTTGGCACACAAGCAAACCAAACCTCGTAGCGGTGTACCCGTTACCGAAGCAAAACAAGCCCGCATTCCAGCAGGGCAAGACCTCTACAATTGGCTACAAAACTAAGGAGAAGAAACAATGTCTAGCACTTTTGGCGGTTCAAGATTTGTGAAGCCGGTTGACTTTCGCTTGGTCAGATACCCCGCACCAGCAAGCACCGTAATTTCAATTGGTGACTTCCTTTATTGGGATGCAACCAATTCAGTTGTTAAACCGTTATCCGCATATGTTGGCAGCGGCGTAGCGGGAACCGATCATACCGACCTAGCAGCTTTGTTTGTGGGTGTTGCCGTTCAAGCAAGGCTTGCGCAGCAAATCACAGCAGGCGAAATCGAAGTTGTAACCGAGTGCATTTATGAAGCCGATTGCGCTTCTGCAAGCACTTATCTGCCCGGCGATATGGTTTCCGTGGTTTCTTCTGGTGCAGCAGCAGCAGGGGCAATCAGCGATCAAGCAGTTGTTGAAACTGCAACCGATTCCAAGGCCATCGGCTTGGTTACCAAATACACAGCCGGAAACATTACAAAAGTAACGGTTCGGCTTATTGGCTTAGCCTCAAGAAACAAAATATAACCCTTTAAAGGAGGACGCAATGTCCAGAATTAATTCGCTGAAGGTTAAAGAACTATACGAATCCCGCAAGCACTCCGCAGGGGGCAAGCTGGCGTTCCTTAACGATATCAAACATGGCCTTGGCCTTTCGGACAAGTCCGGTTCCCCTAATCGTGACCATGCAGGCAATGCAACCCTACGGGAAGCACGATTGAAGCCCGAGCAATTCAGTATTCAAGAACTTGCTGAAGGTATTATCGGCAGTTCGTGGCGCAATTATTTTGACCCTGCAAACGGTGGGGCAATGGCACGGCATACCGTAGCACGAAGCCTTGTCGAGCAAGGGTTTCCAAACGATTCTAGGGCGTTATTAGAGGCTACCGGCACCGGTATTGACCCTACAGCCTTCGCAAATATTAATGCGTTTACCGCAGTCGTTGGCGGCTTAATTGAAGTGAAAATTTTGGAGGCTTTTCAAAATCCAGCTTTGATTGCAGATCAGTTAATGCCCTCTGAAGCGACTAAATTAAACGGTCAAAAAGTGATTGGCGTTAACCGTTTGGGAGACAAAGGCAAGAAGCGAAATCCCGGCGAGCCACACCAGCGGGCGCAGTTCAACGAGCGTTGGATTGAAACCCCAGAGACAAGGGAAAATGCACTCGCAGTTGATATCTTGAAAGAGACTATTTTCTTTGATCTTACCGGCGACCTGTTAAATGTTGCAGGCAGCGTTGGTGAAGAATTGGCATACCGAAAAGAGCTTGAAGTTATTGACACCATCCTTGGTGTAAACAATTCCTTCAAATATAACGGAACCGCCTACAACACCTACCAGACTTCCAAAACATTGGGCTATATTAATGATCATAGCAATGTGCTGGAAGATCACTTGGCAATCAATAAAGCCATTGGGCGGTTTACAAAAATGGAAGACCCGGGTTCTGGCAAACGCATTTTGATTATGCCCGACACCATTTTGGTTAACCCTGCAAGGCTTACTAATGCGCAACTAATCTTGGGCGCAAACATGACGGAAAACAGAATTGCAACGGGTGCTACTCAAGCTACCGCAAGCAACCTGTCGATTCGTCAAACCCCCGGCAATCCTTACACCGGACAATTCAAATTGCTTTCCAGTCCATTGATTGAAATGCGCTGCACCGATGCGGATGGCCTTAATCTTTCGCAAGCCAATGCGGATGAATATTGGTGGATCATGCAGGCTGGTAAGTCCTTCAAATATATGCAGAACTACCCTTTAAATGTCCAACAAGCGGCCCCTAACCAATACGAAATGTTGGATAAAGGTATTGTTGCTTCCTACTTTGCCAACGAGCGTGGCATACCTTCCGTATGGTCACCTTGGCACACCGTTCGCAACAAAGCTTAATTAGGGGTTGAAGATGAAAAAGGGAGTAGCAGAAAGTTTACAAGTTTGGGAAGTTCGGGTTGCCGGTCTTCCCAAATTACTTATCGAATCAATCAGTAAGGCAGGGGCCGAAGCAATCTACAAAGAGCGTTTCCACTTGCGTTCTGAAGTCACTTTCTCGGAGGTGGTACATTGTCAACCGCTACCGAACGAATCAAAACAGCGATAGACCAAGTAAGCCAGCGCATCGTGGAGGTAACCGCCACCTACAAGCCCACCTACAGCGTGGACGGCGAAAGCTACAGCCATGAAAGCTACCTTACAAGTCTTACCGCTTCCCTAGTGGCATTGCAAACTTCATTGCAAGTATTGCAAGGCCCGTACCAAAAAATAACAAGGATGAGAACATGAGATTTGCCAAGATTGATATCAGTGCAAGCGGCGATTCAACCATTGTTGCAGCCGTAGACGGTTTAAAAATCAGAGTGATTACCTATGTTGTGGCTAGCGATATCAACACCAAGCTGAAATTCAAAAGCTCAAGCACCGACCTTACTGGCCCGATGTCCGTGGGGGCGTACTCCAACATTTACAACGGCAATACCGACTTGATGCCGGGGGGCTTGATTGGGGTTTTAGAAACCCAACCGGGCGAAGCTTTGATACTGAATAGCACCGTTGCCGCCGCTGTGGGCGGGCATATTGTCTATAAGGAAGTTTAACTTTGAATACTAGCCAAGAATATCTGGCGTGGGATAACCGGGAGGCGGTTACATACACCGTCTACGGCCTTACGCTGCATACTTCTGGCTATGTTGAAAGCTACACTGGTATTACCGCCAAGCGGCGTTCAATCAGCAATCGTGATGTACCTAGCCAGCGCACAGGGATATTTACTGCCGACGATTTGGTATGGTTATTGCCTGCCGCCGTTGTGCCAGTAGGGGTAAGACCAAACCCCAACGATTATCTTACCGATGCAGCGGGGCGAATATGGACGGTGTTAGAAACTCAATTAAACAATCTCCAATCCACTTGGAGACTTGTCACACGAAATCTAGTTCTTGCGGAGGCTCTCAAGCAGGTGTGCAACCTCTACAGACCGTCCAACAGCAAGGATGCTGCGGGTGGAAGGGTCGCTAGCGATTACACTTTGATACTGGGTTTAGTTCCCTGTCGTATACAGGAAACAGGCACGGAAGCCACAGACATTTTAGGAAAAAAGCAAGTCAAAACCCGGTACGAGTGTCATTGCGGTTTCCGTTTGAACTGGAAGTCTACAGATCGAATTATTGATGGGGCGGGCTTGGTTTATCAGATCGTTAGCGGGGCAGCCCCCGATGTTATGGACACCCTACAAGTTTTAACGCTTGAAAGGATTCTATAATGCCATCGATTTATAACAGTAATGCAAGCGCAGTCATGGGGGAAGCCAGAAAACAACTGGCGCAAAACCTCATGCGGGCCGCTTTGTTTTTAGAGCAGCAGTTAATGGCCAAACTGGGGGAACGAACCCCCGCAACCAAAGATGTAAAGGTTGCAGGCAAATCAAGGCGTGTTTATGTTGGCCCATTTTCACAGCCCGGCGAATACCCGATGAAGCGAACTGGCTTTTTGCAAGCTTCCATTAGGCACGAACCGACCAAGTTATCTGAAGTTGAAACAACCATGCGAATCAAAGTGGGTTACCGAAGTGAAGCGGCTTACGGGGCGATTCTTGAAGTAGCAAAAGATCGTCTAGGGTTGAAGCAAACCTTGGCCGATAATGCAAGCTTTTTGAAACAGCTTGCAGATGCTTCCGTAAATATGGGGCCATCGTAATGAATACACTCAGCTACGATATTCTTGAAGCCATTCAAACCAGATGGACAGCTATTACGGTAAGCGCAACGCTTGTTCCCGGTGGCCTTTGGTACGCAAGGGTTCCACAAGATACTGCGATACCCTATGGCATTGTAACCGTTGAAGATGGCAAGAAAACTTTTACGACTAACGGTCATTTTATCCAGAATTTTGTCTTCCAAGTGGCGATTTACAGTGCAGGTGGCCCCGGTTCAACCAGTGCAAAATTGGTAGCGGGATTACTTAGCAATGTTTTTGACTTCATGGAAAAGACAACGACCTTACCTGCGGGAAGATTGATATGTTTTCAGCCTAGCAGCAACACCGTGGAATTAGACCCGGGCTTGCGAAACGCTGAAGATGTACTAATCACCAAGGCATCGTTTGATGTGGTTGCCAGTGGAGCAAACACAATATGAGCGAATACAAATTTACCGTGGTTGTAATGGTTGAGCAGTTGAAGCCTGCAAGCACCAGCACCAAGGAAACGAATCAACCGTGGTTGGTAACGGCTGCGGCGAAGGAGTTATTAATGCGACGCAATGTGCGAAGCAAAGGGAACGGAAAGAAATCTAAATAAGGGGGCAATCATGCCAACTCAAGCAACGCCAATTTTTGCAAAGGGTATCGGGGGTAAGGTTACTGTTTTTGCTGCGCCTACCATTACGGGAGGTGTTCAGACACTAGGAACTACCGGTGAAAAAGAGTACGCCATTTTGGATTGGAACTTCACCAAAACATCAACATTGGTTGAAACCACCAACAGCGGAAGCAAGGGCTTTGAAGAATATCTTCCAACTAAAACTGGGGGCGCAGGCTCGTTTAATGCAATCTGGGATTCTGTAAACATCCCCGATTCTTCATTTACAGACAATAATGGAGCCACAATTGATTACAACTTTGGGCCGGATAAAGCGGGTCAGCTTGAAGTTGGTGCGTTAGTTACTTTAAAGCTTACCCTTGGGGACAGCGGTAAATTTTACACCTTTGGCGCACGAATTGAATCATTGGCCGTAACGGTTAACGCCGTGGCCGATGTGGTTAAATTTGCCTGTACGTTTAAATCGTCTGGCGTGATTACCGACCCCGTACAATCAGCGTAATAACGCAAGGGAGTATTTATTTATGTTGAGTAATGAAGGCGATTTCAATGCGTCAGTAGCAGCGGGCAAGGGTTCAGTTGTAATTGCTGGCAAGACCTTTCTGATTGACCCTATCAGCGATCAGATTACCGGAACGCTGCACAATTATTTTAGGCGCACTATGAAGACCCCGCTGGCTGCAATTGCGGACAGCCTCAAAGGGTTGCCAGAAGACTTGCAAAAATTTGCAATAGCCGAAGCGGTGAAGATGCAAGCCAACGGCGGGGCAGAAGGAAACGGGGCTTTTTATCGTGATGCTATGTTATCCGATGCGGGCTGCGCTTTCTTGTTTTGGTTGTTAGCTAAAAAGAATCATCCAGAGCTTACGCACGAAGCCTGCATTGCCTTGGTTAAGCAAGCAACGCCCGAGGTTGTTATGGGCGATCTTGCAACGGCTTCGGGCCTAGTTCAACTGGGCGGTGATTCGGGAAACTAGATTGGCCGTCCTTTTTGGTGGGCTGGTGCGAACAGGATCGGCCGAAATGGTGTCGAGATGTGATGGAAAAATCGGAGGGCCGATACAGCCTGCAACAGCTTTCTGAAATGTCTTTACCGCAGTTAGCTGCGCTGGAACATTACCGCAAGGAACTGAGCTTTGCAGAGGCGATAAAACTCATTCAAAGTAGGAAGGCGAACCGTGGGAAAACTGGCTGAAAGCTATATTGAGTTCGTCGCCAAAGGCTTGGAAGAAACCGAGTCCGCAATCAAGGGCGTTGAAGGGCAAAGCAAAACTGCGCACAAGGCAACGGCAGTCCTAGCCGAGTCATTCAAGAATTATGGGCAGCGCAACCGGGAAGCGTTGCAGTCAACCACCTTGCAGGCAACGGCTTTAAAAAGCCTGTCGGGCCAAGCGAAGGCAATGATGCTTTCGTCTATCGGGCTGGAAGTCCAAACCCAAAAGCTAATCACGCTGGAAAAGTCGCTTGAAAATTCCTTGCTAAAAACTAGCGAGGGGTTCCGGTTTAGCGCATTAGAAATCCAAAGGACAACCCAAAAGCAAAAGTTATTTGCCGCTGAGAATCAAGCCATTGTGGCGAAGATGATGGCAACCGATAAGGCTTGTATTGCGTTAACGGCTGCGGAAATGGGGGTTGCAAAATCAACGGAGCAGGCGGCAAAGACTTTAGGGCTTAACGCACAGGCATTACGGTTGAAGACCGGCGAAACTGAAAAAGCATTGCAAGCCGACATGAAACTTCAAGGGCAAGAATTGGCTTTAATAACGGCAGAAAAGTCGCTTGAAAATTCCCTGCTGAAAACTAATGCCAGCTTTCAAAAGCAGGCTTTAGCGATTGCTAATTCAGCGGGCAAGCAAAAGCTATTTGCCGCCGAGAATCAAGCACTAGTAGCCAAGATGCAAGCGGTTGATAAAGAGGCAATCAAGTTAGCAGCCACGGAAGTTGGCGCAGCCAAGGCAACGGATATTGCCACTAGAAGCTTATCGCTAAACGCTGCACAATCACAAGTGGCATCCGGTGCAACCAAGGCATTAATGCAAGAGGAAATGCGGCTTAAGGAGAGCGAGGCCAAGCTATCGGAGGGCCAAAAAAGTCTTGAAAGTTTACTGCTAAAAACGGATAAAGCGTTCAGAACTTCCGCAAATAATATTGCAAACTTGGCCAGCAAAGAAAAGTTACTTGGGGCCGAGAGCCAATTGCTGGTAGCGAAGATGCAGGCAACCGATAAGGAGGCAGTCAAACTTGCGGCCGCTGAAATGAAGGCGAGCCAAGCCACGGATATCGCAACTAAAAAATTACAACTTGAAGCACGGCAGTTAAATTTAAGCACTGGGGCTTTTAAAGAGACAACCAAGGCAGCGGCGGCACTGGCGGCAATGGAAGAAAAAATAGCAGCTAAAGAAATGAAGGTTGTCAGCAAGGTTTCAAAGCCAGCGGCTAAAGAAGAAAAAGCAAGCAAAGAATTGGCCCCGGTAGTTAAAGGCGGTAAGACCGAAATAAAAGTTGATACAAAAAGCCTGCCAGCAGCGGAAAAAGGTATTGCGGCTATTACCGGGAAGCTACAAAAAATGCAGGTGGTGGCCCTTGTCGTAGGCGGAGCAATTGGTGGAGCAGTTGGAACACTTACCCGGGCGGCTTCCGCTGGAACCGTTGAAGGGGAACAGTTGGCCAAGTCGTATGAGTATGCGGGCCGTGTGGTGGGTGATATGTTTGCGCCCTATGTCAGACTTGCGACAGACTTGGTAAACAGGTTTACAGCCTACTTTAAAACGCTATCGGCATCAACCAAGGCGAGCATTGCAAACTGGGCAATGGTAACGGCTGCGGTTGCGGCTTTTGCTGCGTTGATACCAACCCTACTTGCGGGCGTTGCTGCGCTATCGGGGGCGGTCTTTGCATTGTTATCCCCTATCGGATTGGCCGGGGCTGCAATCGTGGCAATGGCGGGATACTTTGCAGGGGTGTTTGATGCAACCAAGTCGTGGGAAGAAGTGCTTGCAAGCTTTATTGAATTCTTTTTGGACGCTTGGACAAGGGCGGGGGATGCGTTTGACAAGTTCTGCGGGGGCGTAGTTTCCCAATACGATTCAACCGTTAAGCCAATGCTTGAAGGTATGGAAGAAAGTTGGAACTCGGTTAGCGAATCCATTGGCGGGGTTGTCGATTATCTTGCCGAATCAATAGCCAGCTTTTTTGGTACGAGCGTTGAGGATGCTTCAAGCTTCGAGGGGGTCATGTCTACCGTTGTGGAAGCATGGCTTGATTTGCAAACAGCGGCAGATGCGGTGATTAGTGCGCTTTCCGATGGCTTCATGTGGATATACGAGAAGGCCGTTAAGCCAACGATTTCATTCATCCTTGACGCTTTCAAATTAGTTTGGGGTTATGTCAAGGAGGTTGCCGACGGCATCTTTGGCGCATTTGAGGATGCTACCGGGGGTATTATTTCAAGCGTTGGCGGGGCGATCAAATTTATGTTTTCAAGCTGGAAAAATTTTACCTCAGTTGTTGTAAGCCTTATTTTTACCATTGCTGAAAAGTTTGCCGAAATTGTTAATACGATATCGGCCCTTTGGTGGGGGATGATCAACAAGCTTGCAAAAGCGGCGGCGTGGATCATGGAAAAGATGGGGCTAATCAGTAAAGATACAGCCGACAAAATGAGGCAGGCGGGCAAGGGCGATACCGATATATTTGATACCGCTGCAATGCGCAAGAAGATGGATAGCTACCTTGACGGAATGCAAGTTGGCATGGAAGAAAACAAAAAGAAAGCGAAGGAAGTAGGCGCAGCGATTAGCGACTTTGTTAACCCGCCCGTAGGAAATGAACTAGGAAAAAGGCTTGAAGAAAATACCGAGCGGGCAAAGAAAATGGCTCGGGCAATAGTTGGCACGATTAAGGGCGGATTGGAAAAGCCGGGTGGGTTTCAGATTAAGGCAAATGTTTCAATGGAGGGCTTGGGGGCAACCTTTGACCGTCTTCAATTGGCGTTTGCTAACAATGTTGGCCCTAACATCGACAAAGCGCAATTAGGGGAAATGAAGGGCATTAACGCAAATATGCAAATAGCGGCTGCGGCGTTAGTTACCATCAAAGACAAAGTACCGGCGGTGAGGTAAAATAATGCCAGTAATTACAAACTGCACAATTAAAGAAATATCAAGGAAAGCAACTTACAGCCGTGACGGTTTAACGGTTACCCGAGTGCTTGATGTTTATCCTTTCAAACAGGCTGCGCCATTAGCGTATGAAATGCTAGGGGGGCCAAGGTATGTGAATGGAAGAATCTGGCGCAGGTTGCCAGAGCGTGACCCGTGGCTACCACAATGCTTTGTCGAAAACATTGACAGCGAGGGCATGGGAAGATTTTACGGCTTTGATGGTTCGGCTTATACGCCAACTGCGGTGCTTAGCAATTTAGCGGAGTACGATTTCGCCCGCCTAACAGTTACCTACAAGACACCGGAACGGGCAACGCCGGAAGAAAAAGAAGCGGCCGCTGAAGATGAAGGCGACGAAAAAAGCGAAATTGAATTGGCCTCCCAAACCTTTGACTTTTCTGCCCAGTCGCTAACCCTTCCACTATCCCAACTCAAGTTCAAGTATGGGGCCGCTGGTGGTACGAGCATGATCCAAGGGGTGAACGGTACGAAGGTCATGCCCCGCATTGACTACGCTTTGCAGCGGCACGAAGTGGCCCGCAGACCGTTGGTTGCAATCACCAGTTTGCTAGGCAGAATCAATAAGAACGCTTTCAACTTGGGCGTTGCAATTTGGCCCGCCGAAACCTTGCGATTCGAGGGGGCAAATATATCCCAAAAAGTAACCTCGGATGGGTTCAAGTTTTTTGATATCAATTACAAATTTTGCATTCAACCGGTTTACGATCTTTGTGCAACCTCAACCGAGGTGGTTGATAGTGCGGGCAAAATAATAACCGCTTCAACTACAGCCATGAAATTCGTGGGATGGAACAGGATTTACCGGCCCGATAGAGGGTACTGGGATACGCTCTCCGAGGTCAAAACCCCAACCCGTGGCATTTACAATTACGATACCGATGTTGTCCAAGCGGCTGCTACCGGCTTCAATCTTCTCTTCAATCCGAGGGCTACTTAATGGCAGCGGGAACTTATAATTTTGCAGCCGAACAGGGCGCAACGATGGAAAGGATCATCACCTACAAAGACAGCGCAGGGGCGTTAGTCAACCTAACCAGCTACACGGCACGAATGCAAATAAGGGTAGCGGTTGAAACTGCTACTTTTATTTTGGAGCTTACCACCGCTAATGGCGGCATTACTCTAGGCGGGGCTTTGGGAACGATTAGCCTATTGGTTTCGGCTGCGGTGATGAGTTCTATCGCTGCGGCAACCTATGTTTACGACCTTGAAATTGTGTCACCTAGTGGGAAGGTCACCCGACTTATTGAAGGCAAATTTGCCGTGAAAGCGGAGGTAACACGATGACCCTAGAAATCATTGACCCTAATGCAGCGGTAGACATTGTCGCAGGCTACAGTGTTTACGTTGAATCGTCTAGCGGAGCGGT